CCATAGGCTTGTCCATTCAAAGTAACTGAGTCAGTTATTGTTACTGTCAAATTTGCGTTTGTTACTGTTGTTGCCATTTATTATTATTATTTTAATTGTTATTTACTATTTTATTTTTATTCTGTTACATCTATCTCAAAAGTTATTTGCCCCCTAACATCCAAATCTTCACCTGTGTAGTATATAGCCAACATAATCATATCTTGTGCAGCTAAGGTTAAAACACCCGCCTCTTCACTTAATGTAAAGTCATAACAATGCCCTGTGTTATTACCTGATGAACTCGCATTAGTACAAGACATTTCTGCCATTTGAATAACCTCCATATTATCTGTATTTGTGTTTACTCCACAAAAATTTTGTTGTGGATCATCAGATTCTCCTGATTTTAATTTTGGTATTTTATAAGCATACATCTTCCAAGTTTCATTATTTCCTGTACCAGAAACCACCATACTACCTCTAGCAAAAGTATATGTTTTTCCAGCATTAGTTGGCCTTACATAAATACAACCCCTCATTGCAGTAGGAAATGATAAAGCTGATAAATTAACTTCACTAGCAATCATTCCTCCTTTTGTAGTATGCTCTCCTTGAAATGTATGTCTATATGTTGAACCTGTATTTGGCCCTAAATTATTCGTTTCAAATCTAAAAGATTCTGAAATAGTATGTTTTGTTTTTAAACTTACCGCTCCACTTGAAACAGTAAAATCAGAACTATTAAAACTAGCAACTCCTTTTGCAGATGTTGAAGCATCTGTTTCTAATTTAGTTTCTAAATTTTGTAATGCAGTTTTTATAGAACTAGAGTCTGCTATTATAGAGCCTGTAAATGTTCCTAAATTAGTTTCTGTTGTTCCTGTTAAAGCATCAATATCTGATTTTGTTTTCTTCTCTGTAGTTTCGCTTATGGTTAATGTTGAATCTACTATTGCAGTAGTAATGTTTGATCCTCCTGCTACTGTTAATTCAAAATCTCCTGTAGCGACATTTTTATTACCACTATCTGCTGCAATATTTACAGCAGTTATATCCCCACTTCCCCCTGCACTTATAGTTTGCCAAGAGCAAGTTCCATCTCCATCTTCTCTTAAAAACTTTGTTCCCCCTGTTTCTCCTGTAGATTTAATTTCTGTTCCTTCAACATCTTCTATTTCTGAAGAAAAACTAGTTTTTGTTACAAATTTAAAACTTCCACTTGAATCTGTAGTTAAAACTTCATCATAAACTTCTGAATCTGATATAGATATTGCAAATCCTGTATTTACATCTACCGCGTTAGTTGCACTAGTTATATTTGAAATTGTAACCACACCAGCATTATTGTCAGATGCAGTAAAATCTGAATGTGCATCTAAAACTATTTGTATTGCATCTCCAATTTCTTGTGCTGTAGAGTTGTTGCCACTCGCTGTTAGATCGGCAGCTATAACACCATTATAACCAGCAGGTGTAGCCATAACTTCTCCTCCTGATATGTTTAAGTAGACAGCATACTTTGCAGCATCATAACTACTATATAAGCAAAAATAAGTGTGATGCAAACTGCCTTCTACATCTGCTGAACAAGTTAATGTAACTACACTATTATAATTTGCTTTTACCCACTCAAGATTATTTGATCCATTTTTAGTACAAAAACTTCTTTTTCGTGCAGGAGCAAATCCTTTTGGGTTGTGTATTTGTGAATCTTCTAAATTATTGTGATGTTTCATATTAATATGTTATTATTCCATGTCTTTTACTAACATTACCATTATTTCCTCCTCCACAATTTCCACAACCTGTCCATTCTGGATACAAAGTGTTGTTATCATCTAAGTATCTCTCCATCTTCTTTTTAAATGTTTCTGCTTTTTTATATGTTTCTTGCCTCAAATAATTTAATTTTTTTTCATTAACAGGACTAGTAAAGTCTGCTAAGTTATCAACTACCCCTTGTGAAGTAGTATTGTATGTTATGTCTGGCAATATTTCAAACTTTACACAAAAAGCTAAATAATCTTTTATATATTCATTAACCAAAGTAACATATTGTCCACCTGAAACAGCCTCATATAAATCGCACCCTAAAAAAGGTTTTACATGGTTTAGCTCAGCAATTTCAATAAAAGTATCTTTTATTAAATGCGTATCAAAATTTGCATTTGTCATTGCTCTATCTACTACTTCTGCTTTAGTTATTAGTGCCATCTTGTTCTGTTTTTTCAGTTGGTTCTTTTTCTTCTGTTCCTTCTGTTTTTTTAGGAGCTTTTTCCTCCATTAATTTTTTTAATTCCTCATCACTCAATTCAGGTAAATGGAAAATCTTTCTCCCTTCTTGAATTGATATATAATCTGTAGGGTTAATTGCCCCTAATAAAGACACTGGTGGTTTTGTATAAAAATGTAAATCACTACAATTTAACCCTTTTTCTATTTTTAGTATCTTTTTTAATATTTTTAAAAACATTTGTTGAGGTTCTTTTACAACTGTACTCATACAAATGTCATAAGCTGTCAATATTTGTTGATTGTTACCTAATTGTCCTGCTACTTGAACTCCACATAAAGCAGGATTCCATCTATGAGCAGAAATAATGTTGTCATTAGTAATTTTTTGCAACTCCATAAAAGAACCATCACTTGTGTCATTAATTACATTAACATTTGTTGCATCACCATCTCCATTTTTAGCAATAAATAATATTTTAGAATTATCTCCAGCTCCTGTAAGTTTTTCTACTGCATCATCAATAAAGTCTTGTGCTTCATTTTCACCCATATCTGCATTTAACTCTACAATAGCACTAGGCATAAACCCATTTTTAAAGCGAGTTAAATTATAAACCCCAATCTGATTTGCTATACGAATATGATCTAAAGCCGCACAATAGTCTGGCATCCCATAATAGTAATAGGTGCTTTCGTAATCTGTAAAATGAACCATTGTTCGGTAAACATTTCCATTATCTTCTTTCTTAAAATTAGGATAAATAGGCACTTTCCTTATATTTTCAGGTGTCCTGTTTATATGCTCCCAATCTGGATGTAATAAAATATGTTTGCCTTTTTGATGAACTCTAGCTGTTGTTCCATCTTGATGAAAGAAATTACAATAACCATTACCAACTACCACCTCCATGTATCCATTTCCTAATTTCCAATAGTCAGCCAAAACTTTTCTTGCCACATCATCCATAGACTCACCAAAAATATTAACATCTTCTAAGTAATTAGCTAAAGCATTATTTGTAGTCCTAAGTCCTTCGCCAATAGAAAATGTTACTTTTGTGCTTAATATAGCCCTATGAGTTGATGCGGATCTTGATAATTCTGCTAACTCTTGTGGAAATAAATTATTTATACCAAAAGGTATCCACTCTTTTTTATCTACATTTATTGAGTTTGGCTCTTTTGGTGCTTCACGAGCAGTGTCTTTTGAAAATGAATAGCCTAGTATCTTAGGACTCTTCTTCGTTTGACTCTGGGTTAGTGATTGGTTGCTCTTCTTCTTTCGGCTCATCTATTTTGATTTTTTTCTTTTTTTTAGGCTTAGATTTTACCTTTTTGACAACCTCTTCTTCTTCTATAGTTACATAAGGTTTTTCTAATGCAAACAACCATCCTAAAACTTTTTGTGAAAGTTTACTTTCAGATTTTATATCAACATTAAATTTATGCCCCCCTATTTCTACGACATCACTGTCATTATCAATAAAATACCCTTTTATAAATTTATATTTCATAATTTTTTTTTTTCAAATATATAAAAAATATAAGAAAAGGGGAGTTACCCCTCTTCTTATAATTTTAAAATGAACCTATTATGGGCCTACATATCCTGTGTGCCACACTCCTGTACAGTCAGTACCTCCAGCATGATAAAGCGAAAGATAATCATTAAGAGATGCTGAACTTGATGGTAAACTTTGTCCTGAATCAACTATAATCATAGCCTCTCTTGGATACTCAGCGTGAACTCCAGCTAACTTAACTGCTGTTCCATTTGCATCTTGAAGTCCAACACCTGTAGTTTGCTCTCCAGAAGAGAACTCTAAGTATGCTTTCTTCTCAAATACTTTGTCATAACCTAATATGAAGAAGTAAGTTTCAGGTGCAACTGAATCACAGTCATCTGCATAAGTTTCTACTATAGCCATCACACCACACGACTCAGTTAATTCTCTAAGTCTTGCGTTGATTTCTTCAGTAATTTTTGGTATATAAAATTCTAATTCAACATTTACCAGTGTTGAACCGTTTTCTCTAGTTGCGTTTGCAGTAAAACCAGCAGTTCCTCTATCAAATTCAAACTCGTACCAAGCAGTACCAGCAAATTGAATAAACTCACCACCATGTGCATCATTTCCAGGTCCAGCTCCAGCAGCAGCATAGGCTACATCACCTAAGTTACCCTGCTCCATAAGCCAGATTCTTTTAAGACCACCTCTTCGGTTTCTATCACAACACGCTATACAATGTCCTTGTGTTAATGCCATTTTTTTTTATTTTTAAAATTATTAAAAAGATTGTAAGGGGGATTTTACACCCCCTTATAACCATATTAGTCTTCAGTTGATGTTACTACCATTCCAGGCTCTTTTACAGCAACCCCTAATGAATACATCATTCTAAATCTGTTTTGCTTACAGTCCTTATTGTACCACATATCAACATCTTGTGCTTCAAAATCTGTACCAACAGTAATGTTGTTTTCCATTGTCCAGATTGCACATTTAGTTTCTGTAGCACCATTTGGAGCTAAACCACCCGCCATAGCGTTTAAAGTAGTAGCGTGAGCTGCAATATCTACATCCCAAGAATTTACAACTTGTAAAGGCACTCCATTAAATCTTAGAGTTCCTACACCATTTTGTAAATCAGCATAAGCTGCTACATGAGATCCATTACTTGCTCTTAATTCTTTTGCATACTCTTCAGCAAAAGCTCTTGAACAGTAAATGATTTGATTATCAGCAGTAGCTAACTCAGTAGTACGAGCTGCTAACATTGCCTCTAAATGAGTAATAGTAGCTGTAGCACCTTGAGTTAAGATTTGTCCTGCAGCTAGAGTACCTGCTGTTGCAGCTAAGTCTAACTGAGTCCAAACACCATTACTTAGTGCTTGAGTACCACCACCATTAGTTTTATCTCCCCACCATAATATAGTTGAGAAATCTCTCATGATACCTTGCATTACTATTTCAGAAACGATTTCCATAAAAATAGTTCCTGTTAGGTCTAATCTACTTACACCTTTTTTCATTAACTGAGATTTGATGTGAGAAAGTAAGCTACACGCTTGTTGGTGATGCTCAACTTCTAATCTATCTAAAGTTAATGTTACATTACTGTTTGTACTGTGAGTTGTATCTGCTTCAAAACATCCGCTTGTTACACCACAATTCAAACCTTTTGTTATATCTTTTATAGATGTATATCTGTCTAATAAAATAGAAGCTCCAGAAACATCAGAAATAACATCCATCCCTACAAGATGGTTATTGTCAAAAAACAATGGTTGCAAGAAATACTTACGAGCATCCTCTTGTGACCATGTTAAAGCTGTTGAAATTACATTTGCCATTTTTTTTTATTTTTTAGTTTTTAAATATTACTTTTGGATCTGAAGCGAGTTCATTAGCAAAACTATCCCAAGCGTTTTCTTCTTTTGCAGAAGGTGTTGGGTTAGGATCTTTGCTAGGTACAACATCACTAGGAGTTCCTTCCATTTTTGCAACCTTATAAGATGAAATCTCATCCTCTAAAGTAGCTATGTATCCATCCTTTTCAACAATTTTGCCATTTAATTCAACGATAGCCTTGTTAGATTCTTCAATAGACTCTTCTAAAGCTTTCATTTTTTCAACAACCTCATCATTGTCAAGAATTTTAACTCCTTTTACTTCTTCTTTTTTGTTAAAAAGGTCAGAAATAAAAGATTTCAAATTTTCAAATTCTTTTTCCATTTGATTTTCTTTTTTTAAGTTATTAAATAATTTGTTTACAAGATCTTTATTCTTGTAATCATACTTGTTGATGTCAAATTTAGCTGCAATTTTAACTGGCTCTTCAACTAAGTTTACAAACCCAGCCTCAACTGCCTCAGAACTATTAAACCAAGTTTCCTCATCCATCCAAGCTCGGATTTGTTCTTCTGATTTTCCAGTCTTTGACACATATATATTAACAAGCCTTTCACCCATTTTGTCCATAAGATCTGCGGCTTTTCTCAAGTCATCTGCATCTCCAACTTCTCCTCCCCATACATTATGTATCATATAAAGTGAGTTTTCACTCATAACAACTTCATCAGCAGCAAGTGCAATTACACTAGCCATTGATGCAGCTATTCCCTCTATACGAGAAGTTACCTTTTGCGGTAATCTGTTTACAGCATCATAGATAGCCAAACCATCTACAACAGAACCACCTGGCGAATTTATCCTTAAAAGAACAGATGTGTCATTAGAGATTGTTTTAATTTCATCTATAAAAGACTTGGCATCAACCCCAAAAGTGCCAATTTCATCATATATCATTACCTCAACACTTTGTGTTTCAGCAACATTTTTTATACTATACCAATTCATAAGAGCAATATAAATGTTTATATTTAATATAGTTTGGAACTTTATGGAATAAAAAGAAACTTTCTTTAAAATAATTTGGAAATTAATTTTTTTGTTCGTTACATTGTAATTCAATTAAAAACTTAATTATGGATTTCAAAACAAAACTTTCAGGCAATAATGTTTCTTTATTTAACTTTTCAGTTGGATTACTTGAACATGAAAAAAGAAACTTTGATTATGTATCAGATTTAA